GCGAGGGCTCGACTTGTTCGGCGAGATTTTTGTATAGCTTACGAGCGGGCTGTTACTCATTCTCAATACCTCCTTCTGTCTTAGCGTTCAGGATTGCCACGAACTTAGTAAAGGCCTCCTTGATGTACTTGCAGGCCACGAGCAGCACGGCGCCGATAATAATGAGGTCCGCGAAGAGGTCGGAATACTCCTCGGGAATCGCCCAGCCGACTTGATTTGCGAATAGGGGCAGAGTCGTGATTGCCGTGCAAAGCAGCGTCAGCCCGACCACGAAGGTCAGAATCTTGAGACCGCTCGCAATGAGCTTGTCCTTGTCAAAGGACTCATGCAGAATCTTGATGTTGTACCAGAGCGAAAAGGCAACATTCGCGAGGTACGCGGCGAGGAAGATAAGCATGGCCCAGCCGATGTTGATAAGGTTTTGCAGTACGCTTTCTAACATGGTTTTAGTCCTCCTTTGAATCATTGTATATATCAGGCCCGTACTTCTTACGGAGCTTGATTCGGTTTTCGGCTTTCGCCTTACTGTAGTAGAAGCCAGTCGCGGTAGCGAGCTCGGCGAAGATGGCGGGGATAAGGTACGCAAGCGGCGAAGTGTCGCCGGTTTTCCAAACAATGGCCAAAGTAAAGACCGTTACGACTCCCGTAGCGGTCCCGACGATGGCGATTATGATTTTGGAAAACTCTCGTTTCTTAGCTCTCATCGGGTGGCGATACTGGCAGCTCTAAGAACTTGTTATGGAGGTCGTCCATAACGCCGTTCACGCCGAGGGAGTGGTACTGCTTCCAGCAGTTCTCGAAGTTCTCCCGGGCGTAGATAGGAGCGAAGCCGCGTTCCTCCCACTTGTTGTAGTCGCTAATCATCTGCGACCTGAGCAAGGCTTGCAGTCCCGCCTTTACCGCAGCCGTGTCCAGAGCGTTCTTCTTGACGAGGGAGTGCAGGTACTTGAAGATGGCCGCAATGAGCGCAGGCACGCCCAAAAGGCAGAGCCATTGATAAACCGTCATTCAGTAACCTCCTCCCAGCCGTAGACCCCCGGCTCCCAAACGTTATTTGCGGCAGTACTTACCCAGTGCTTGCCGTTGTGCGCAACCTTATCGCCGAGCGCGTAGGCGTCATGCGCGCCGAGAGGCTGAGACCATTCGGGGTACTCGGCCGTAGGGTCTCCGATTTCCTTCCAAAGACTTGCGGTAGCCGGCGGCGTCCAATCTGCTTGCGAGCTGTGCGCTTGTACGCAGCGGTACAGTTTTCCTTTGTAAGAGCAAATCGCCTTGACCGCATAAGCTACCGGGTATGCCCATTCCGAAAACTGCTCGGCGTGTTCCGTGAGAGTCGCGTCGTCGAGCTGTTCTGTCTCTGCCATTTTCACGAAAACAAGACTCGCGAGCTCCGGAGCCCGTGCTTTTGCGAGGGCGGTTAGATTCGCCTCAGTCGTGTAGAACTCGCCCGCATGGTAGAAGTAGAAGCCGGCGACAACTTCCGCGGGAACACTCTCGACCTCAACGAGGGTATGCCGGTCGCAGAGATACCCGACCTGCTGTGTGGGCCAGAAGGTGTTGGAGTCGTTCGAGTAAATCGCGTCGGCTTTGTCCTGCTCGCTGAGAACGACGACGCCGTTTGCCTGCCTGCGAACATAACAGGGGTGCTCGCAGATTTCGACAATGAGATTTGCCGAGTTTGTGATTAAGTACATAGCGCTTTCCTCCATTCGATTTTATTGTTCGGGTGGAATCCGAACAGTTTCTTAAAATATAGGTCCATGCGTTCGACGGCATGGAAGCTGTTTCCTCGCTTCATGTGTCCGCGCCAGCTCTCATAGGCGCTGCAAATATCTGAGAGCGGGAATACACGCCGGACGAACTTGCCGGCGATTTTCACGACTCTGCCCTCGATATTCCAGCGCTTGAACTTCTTGAGCTTGCGCCGGATTTTCTTAATACTCTCAAAGCTCATTTTACGAAGGACCTTCCCGGTCTCCGTCAGCTTGAAACGGATTTGCAGGAACTTGAAGCCCTCGCTGAGCTTCTTGATTTTTGTCTTTTTCGTATTAAGAATAATGCCGAGAGAATCACAGACCTCTTTCATGCGAGTAAGACACTCTTTGAGGTATTCCTTGCTCGGGTGAATCAGATAGCCGTCGTCCATATATCTGGCGTAGCCCTTAATGCCGAGCTTTTCCTTGATGAAGTGGTCGAGCTTATTCGGCAGCATAAGAGCAGCAGTCTGCGAGATTTGACTTCCGAGCCCGTAACCGACGGGCCCGAAATTATCGAGGCACTCGTTCGCGAGAGCCCTGATTCTCACATCATGCACGCGCTTTGCCAGCTCGCGGCTGACCGGCCAATGCTGCGCGTTGGCAAAGTAGTTGGAGAAGTCGAAGAGAAGAACATAGCCCTCCCGCCCGTACTTCCTGTAATGCCTTTGCAGGTGGCAGGAGAGGCGATTGAGGGCAAAGTCGATTCCCTTGTTCTCGGTGCTCGCGCCGTTGTCATAAATGAACGACGGCTTTAAGGTCGGGTTGATGACCTTATCGCAGAGCGTTCTCTGCACGACGCGCTCGCTGATATGAATGCTCCTAATGTGCCGCATTTTTCCTCGGTCGTAGAGGTCGAACTCAATAAAGCCTCGGCTCTTATACGTCCCGTCAAGAAGCGCGCGCCGAGTTGCGGCCGTATTCGTTACGAGGTTGAAGCGGTAAGTCTGCGTGGAGCTTTTCCAGCTAACGCCGCGGCAGCAGATATGCCCGGCCTGATATAGATTTTCATAAGAAAAGACGTCCTCAAAATCTCCGCAGGATTTGCTGAGAGCGAGGCGTCTTTCTTGCCGTTTCTTGACTCGCCTCTGATAGCGAGCCTCGTGTCTTTCTTCGCTTGTCATTAAAAATTGTCCCCTTTGTACAGTGTTGCAGGATTTCACGCGTAAAAGTAACTGCATAGTAGTACCGCCCATGAAACACGGTCCGCGTAAACCGTGCCATGCAAGCAGCGTCCGAGCGACTACATCAAAGGAGTGTTTTAGCCAAAAGGCAGGGTACGAGTCATCCTTCCATAAAGGTACTGATTTCAGCAGTTTCCCGCTTACTACGTCGGACCTGATTCCTTATGGAATCCGAAGCAAACGCCGTTGGTGTTGCTGGCGTTGTTATTGTTCGCGTTGCCGTTGCTGTTCACATTGCAGAAGTTGTTAGAGTTGCTCCCATTAGGAGAACGCTCCCACCACCAGTTCGCAGGACAAGACAACAGTATCATGACAGGACCCGTATATCGGTCAGGGCAGATGCTTGAATCGCTCTTTATCCGATTTCTTTACGCCGGAAATTAGCTTAGCCTCCTCACTGATGAGGGAAGCCCACTCCTCGAGAGAATTATCGAGCCAGCGCAGCTTTTCAGGATTTTGCTTGAGAAGGTCCGCCATAATTCCGAGCTGACCGATAAGCGCCTGAAGCGTGGCGTTTGCCTCGATAAGATGGTCGCGCCGGAGCTGCGCCTCGTGCTGATTTCCGGGAAAAACGCTGTTCGCCATTTTGACCTCATTATAGACGGTATCGGCGAGAGCGCTTAGCTCCTGAGCGCCGTAGAAGGTGTACCTCTTCGGCATTTTCAGGCAGCATTTTCTTGTATGCACGGCGAGCTTGCGCGCAGTCTCTACGAACTGGACCGAGCTGTCTCCTCGTAGTGCTTTATAAACTGACATAGTTAGCTTTTACCTCCTACCGGGGCCACAAGGGCCCCGGATTGACTAAAGATAGTAGATTAAACACAGAAGCCGAAGCAAACGCCGCTGACGCTGTCGGCGCTGACATGGCTCGCGCTGCCGATGCTGCCCACAAAGCAGAAGCCGTCAGAGACGCTCCCAAAAGGAGAACGCTCCCACCACCAGTTCGCAGACCCGGAGCCGTTGGAGAGGTACTTGATTCTGTTTGCGGCAGTAGCAAAGTAGCTGTACTGCGAGCCCTCACCGGCTTTCGAGTAGGTAGTCGAGCCGAAAATCTCAATCTCGGAGAAGAGGAAGAGCTTCATCGAGTTTGTGTTGATAGTCGAGCTCTGACTGCCTGCGGAGGTCTTCTTGTTAACGCTCTTGAGCACCGCCTGCAGGTCGGACGGCAGAGTCGGCAAAAGCGTGTTTTGCAGCCACGAGTACATTTCAGAGCCGGTAAAGCCACCGCTATTTGTATTCGAGGCATTCATTCGGCGCGTAGCTGCCATAAGGTTTTTCATGCCGAAGGTAATACCGGCTTTACCGCCGCTTGCGAGGTCGTCATGATTGAAGCCCATAATTACGAGCGTCAGGGTCTCGCTTCCGACCGTGATGTCCTTCGTATCGCCGACAGACCAAAGCTGAGAAGCCTTGCCCGCAGCAGACGCCTTAGCAATCTGCGCCCACGTGTTCTTAGAGAGCACGCTGTTGAAGAACAGACACTCGACGGAGTAGGTCTGCCCGGAGGTCGTGATTGCCACGCTCACGGGGTCGGTCGTCTCTCCGCTCTTTGTAGCGGTAACGGTATAGGTACCGGACGCGGTAATCGTCAGGGAGAGCACACCGCTTGAAGGCACCGTGCCGGAGAAGGTCTTCGTACCGTTCGTGGCGGTAACGACAGCGCCGGAGTCCGAAGTTACTTTTAGCGTCGCCGAGAAGTAGGAGAGCGAGATTTTGTACTGCTTCACATCGTCAACGACAACGCTCTCAGTCGCGGTCTGCCCGTCCTTTGTAGCCGTTACGACCCACGTACCGTACCCCGTCAGATTGAAGGTCACAGTGCCGGTACTCGTGGCGGTCAAGGTCTTAGAGCCGCATTTGCAGGTAACGGAACTGCCGCTCGGAATTGTGGCAATAATCTGAGGCGGCACGCCGACCGTACCGAGCTGAGAGTCGGGAATCTTGCCGTCGCTTCCCAGAGTAGCTACACCGCCTGCCGTGCCTTTCTGAGAGGTAGGAATATAGCCGAGGGCGGGAATCTGCGCGACCGGGACCTTCTTATTCGCGTCAAGGGACGCAACGCCGTTCGCTGCGGCCTTCTGCGAAGTAGGAATATAGTCGAGCGAAGGAAGCTGTCCAGAAGGG